ACCTCAAATTTCAAAGAGTGGCAGACCATTTAGGTTGAGTGGTGTTCAAATAGTAAGAACCAAACCGGCACAATGGGTGAATAAAATGTTATTGCATGGAACGATTTATAGTTTCCGATATTTGGATGAGCAAGATGGGTTCTTTGCTTTTGAGTTTGATCCGTTTAACAATTTTATTTCAAAAATATGATTTACACGATTAAAAATATAGCAGAGTTTTGCGATGTTGATTATGGATTTATAAATAGGATAATTGACTCCAATGAGTTAAGACCAAAAATAATATGCGGAAATAAAAAAAAAGGATATAGCTTTTATCAGTTATTTATGATTCAGGCTTTTTTAGAACAACTATCTCAAAACAATTTACATTTTGATTTTGAAAATGAAGAAGTTTATACAATTTATGAAAGCAAACTAAATTTTGAATTATGAATATTCACGAAAGAATTACCGAAATTAATAGCACTTTACTGCAACTTAATTACAAGGACCAGGAGATATTATCCTTTTGGGATGAGTGTATAAAAATTGCTAAAGATAAACAGAAAATGTTTACGGATGAATTTAAGATTTCTATAAACGGCAAAAGATTAGCTGACAAATTAAATGAAAGCTTCGGTTTACAATTATTGCCAAAAATTAAACGAAACATTAAGAACGATATTAAATTTTTAATGTTGGATCAGTCAGGCAAAGTATATGAGTTTAAAGGAATTGTTTTAGACTTTTTAGATAACGATGTTATTATTGAATTAAAAGACTCAACCTTTAGCCTTTATTAATATGAATCAACACAAAATGTATAGATGCATAAGGCTTATGGAATATCTCCAGGACAAGCCAAGAAATATGTACACAATTGAAAGATATTTGGGTGTAAGTAATAGAACAGTTTACCGCTATCTTAAACTTTATGAAGCACTTGGATATATTGTAAAAAAAGACAAATTTAATAAAGTTGAACTAATAAAACCATTATTATGAACTACCTATTATCAAAAGAGCATTTTTTAGCTTACGAACAAACTAAAGAAGATTATAAAAATTTAATTTGCCATTATGCAGATTTTAAACTTTATCGCAAAGGAACAGCACAACATGATAAGGCAAAGCAAAATTGCCATAAGTATTTAATATCAATTATCGTCAATAAGAACATATTAAAAATTGATACTACTGCTGATGAGTTAATGTTGGATGAATTGTTTGATAGGATTAAATAAAAAAAAACCCCTCTTAATTTATGTGAGAGGGGAATTCAACCTTAAACCAAATTATTATGAAGCTTCAAATGTAAACAAAAATGTTTATATATTTTTATATTTTTTGTAAACAAAATAAACCGGTATTAAAAGCAAGAACCAAAGTAACCACCAATAAGACTCTTTTCGTTCAGTTTGTTTTACTTCTATTATCCTGTTGGATTTAACCACCTTTAAATCGCTTTTTTGTACTTTGTGTTGGACTTTTACATCTTTTACGATACTTATATTGTTTTTCTTTTTTGAACGCTTTATTTTAGCGTTTTTGTACGTTATTCCATTCACAACCATAGGAATTGTATCAGATACCGGACATATCTCTATTTCATCAGTTGTTGAAGTGTCAACTATTTTAGTGTTGTCTGTTACTCTCGTTTCAGTTTCGAGAGTAATTTTTTCAGTTTTTTGCTCTTGTTCTTTAGTTTCTGACTTTTGCACTTTTCGTGATCCGCAAGCGGTTAAAAATATTGCGGTAATTAAAGCCAATACAATGGCTAATAGTAAAATGTTATTTCCGTTTTCGCTTGTTTTCATTCTGTATTTTTTTTAATTAAGTAATACCAAAGCCAAATTAATTTTTCTCTTATAAACTCATAAGCTACTAATAATAAAATATATTTCATATATCGTATTGTTTAAGTTTCTCCAAATATAAGATAAAATCCATAGCCTCTTGTTGAGCGTGATTAATCCATTCTAAACAAGTTAAATCCTCTCGGTCTAGTGTTGTATTGTATTTTTTAATTCCAAACTCTGAACGCTCTTTAAATTGGTTTATTACTGATTCAACTATTGTATCTTTCATAGTGTAAATTCAAAATCTAATATAGTGTAAATTCAAAATTAATTACTTTTTGTGTCAATTAAAACCTTAAAAAATAGGGTTTATCTTTAAACGATTAGTAACTTATAAATTACATTTCGTCTTTAATTTAGTGAATATTTGGGACAAAATGTTGTATATAATATACATTTTATATGCTTTTTGTATAATATAATATACATCTTATAAATTTATTTGTATCTTTCGTGTTGAACAGCTCATCTTGTGTTCACCATCTACCTTATGACATTTAGGACAATAGTCATCTTGCACACATTTTGGATACGTGCAATAGTCTAAATTACATATTTCTCCCTCTCTTTTAACTCCGTTTAGTTTACACTTATTTGAGTCTTTGTCATTCGGCCAAAACATATCGCAGTTGTCAGCGTCTTCCTCTCTACTGAATCCTCCATAAGATTGATAAACTAAACTTGCCGGAGCAGTAAACCTATAACAGTAATCTTTACTTGGACATAAACTGTCTGAACATTTTGCTATATCAGCCATTTTTTTGTTTTAATAATTCTTTATAAATAGCATTTGTTTTTTCGCAATTTTGACCTCTTAAATATTGTCTTAAAATTTTATTCGCTACTTTCTCAATTTGCGAATCGAGATCAGGCATAACTTTCTTTTCCATTACACAATTTTATAATTGATAATTCGTATATTCTTTAATTCATAGTTCCCATCTTGGAAAACTTTAACGTGAGCAAACCCATGATTATAATTGTTATAAGGCGCATATTCCGGCTCCAAACCGCAAAGGCATCCTGTTGACCAAGTTGTTGTAACTTCACCGCTTAAAGTCTTTTCTGTATGTTCTGATGTTCTATGGTGATGGCCTACGATTGCACTCTCTTTAGCTTTCATAAACAAACCCCTTGCAGGGTTAACCGGAGGAGCAAATCCCCCAAACCATTCGTGGCCATGTAATATTGGAAGATTACCTGCTAAAGCCATTTGCTTATCTTTAACCAATGTAACACCAAACTCCCTAAATCGCAAAAGTTGTTCAAGTTTGAAATCATCAATACCTAATAGTTCGGGTGCTTTGATCATCAAATAATCTTCATATCTTTTTTCGTGATTTCCGATTTTATAATAGATAGGGCATTTAAATAAATCTTGCATCATTTTTAGAAATCCTCTGACCATTTCCAACTCACCCGCCATATCCCTCAATCTTCTGTCTTTTGTAAATCGACTGCATTGGTAAAAGTCTGCAATATCTCCGTTTAAATAGATTGTATTTACTTTGTTTTCAAGTCCGTAATTAATCGCCAATTCAAGTGCTTTATTGTCCTGGTAAGGGAAATGAATATCGCTTAAGATTAAAATATTGTTTTGCCCTTTTGGAATTATAAAGGATTCGCACTTTTCATAATCGCTGTTAGGTAGGTCAATTACTCTGCTCATAGATTGTTTTTTTTGGGTTTCAGTACGTTCTCCGGTTATTGAAATAGGCGAACTATTTTTACCATTTTCGCCTCTATATCTTCTTACGTTTGTTCTTACGGTATCAAGTGAACTAAAGTCTAATTTATGTTTATCATAAATTAATCGTGAAATGGCCATTGTAGTTGCGTTTGGGAACTGATTTATAAAAGATAAAACAATATCTTTTTTATAAGTAGCAGCGTTTTGATTGCCTTTTATGCTCATAAGTTTATAATTTGGTTATTCAAACCTACAAAAAAAGTATTGAATAACAATACTTTAAGGAGTGAAATATAAATCAGCTTCTTTTATTCTTCGATTAGTTAAGCCTTTTAATGCAACTCCATTGGCTTTATTCCATCGTAAAAATTCATTTCTAATAGTTATATCATTAGGGTTTACATTTACCTTTTTTAATAGAGTAGAAGAAGCTAAAGCTCCCGAACCTAAATTATAGGCAAATGATGTTAATGCGTTTAGTTGATTTTGTGTAATTGGCTTTTTAACTAAATTAACCACTTTACGAGCAAACCGGTCAGCACTTATTTGAAGTAACTCATCTGCACGTTGTTTAGTAATTGGCGGATCTGACATTAAAACTTTTTTGTTATTCTCGTAAAAGGTTGCGCCATATGCAATCGTTGGCACTTTTGCACTACATAAATACGGTTTAAGGCTCAATCCTTCAAATAATTTTATAAGGTCGTATCCTTCTTTATTCAGCTTCATTTTTTTTATTTTTTTCCATCAGCCACCATCTGCGAGTAGTATATCCAATAGCTAATAATAATGAAAAAATCTTCAATCCTAATTCTACATTAGAAAAACTGAAACTAATTAAAAATCCATTTACTATCAAAAGTTTTATGTCGTGTGCATTATTCATTATTATGTTTTTAATTTCGAGACAATATCAGTAAAACCTTGAATGCCTATATAAGCAGTAGCAACAATTACCCAGTCTCCCGATGTTATATTACTACAAAATAAACCTACACAAGCTACAATAAAAACTAGTAGCTTTCTGCTTATCCATTTGTTTAATAATTTATCTAGTGTCTCTTTACTCATTGTTCAGTTGTATTTCTTCCTCTGTTGCACCTTCGTAAAACTCTCTTGTTTCAAAATTAAAATAAGGTTTAACATATAAAACAAGTAACAATTCATCTATTGCGATTTCATTTTCGTGTAGTTCATATTCTACTGCCGTGCAATATAGAAACTCTCCAGTTATTTCGTTTATAATTGATTTCATTAATTTGTTATATTACATAAATTAGGTGTTACAGTATCTAAAATGGTAGCTGATTGTAGTGTAAAAAATAAATACAAAGTATTTGTAGTATTATAAGCAGTTGAAGACCCATTAGTATTAGTGTTTGTTATATCTGAAACTAATGAACTATTAAAATTATACCCGAAAAGATTTCCACCTTGTAAATCAAATGTTCTTGTTGTAAGTACATAAGTATTAGCAAGAGCTGTAAAGTTAAATACACCTATTTGTGTTGCACCTACTAATGTGTTTGTAGTGTTTATTTTTAAACGCATAGCAACTGATGAAGTATTTGACTTTGTAGCCTTAAATAATATTTTCATTACATCACTACTATTAAAAATATTTCCATTAATAGTTGCAGTTGCTATAACAGTTT